CCACTTGTTGCCAATGTTCCAGCCAAAGTTAATGTATTAGAGCCATTGTTAACCCCTGTTCCGCCATAAATTGGACTAACTAATGTTCCTTGCCATACTCCTGTTGTGATTGTTCCAAGAGTTGTAATGGAAGATTGGCCAACATAACTTGCGGATATGTCTATAACAGGAGTAGTGCCACCGGTGGACGTAATACGATTTAATGTTCCTGAAACTGAACTGACAGTTCCGGCGGTAGTTGCCAACGTGCCACTAGTTGGAAATGTAACATTTGTAGCGCCTGTCATTGTAAATACTGACGCAAACGCACCACTTGTAGCCAAAGTTCCGGCTAAGGTCAGCGTATTAGAACCATTATTTACGCCTGTTCCCCCTAATGTAGGGGAAATTACACCAGATAAATTTACAGTTATTGAAGCAGAGCCATTCGCAACTGTAATATTGGTTCCGGAATTAATCGCTGCCGGCGTATAAGTTCCCCCATTATTACCAATTGGAATCTGACCCGCACTTGGTGCTGTTGCTGTTCCTGTTCCTCCGCTGGTTGGAGCTAAAGGGGTCCCGAGAGTTAATCCTCCATTAACAGTTAATCCACCCCCAATTGTTTGGCCTGAGCCAGATGTGCTTAGGATGAATGTTGATGAAGCTTGTCCTGCGTCTGGAATTGATAATGTTTGTGTCTGTGCAATTGAACCTGTGGGTAAAATGACAACTCCAAAGTTTCCGGACGAGTTGGTATTTGCAATTATTTCTATAAAACCACTATTTGCAGTTGTGGGATAAGCTGTAAAATTTCCGTTAACACCACCGGCGGGGGATCCAGAATGAAATGACCCTAATGATAAATATAAATCATGATCTGTAATTGTTTGGTTCCCACTTGGGGACAATAAAACATAACCAGATAAAGGTGAGCTCGCTAAGGCAACAGTTCCATCAGCATCAGGCCATGTGTAAGTTCTAGTTAAAGCGGTAACAGGGAAATTAAATACCGATGTATGAACAAATGATGTTCCGGATGTAAATTGATATTGGTTAGTTAATGCTTGTGTATCTAAAGCAACTACACCAGTACCTTTTGCACCTAATGCAATGCCGATATTAGTATCAGCGCCGAGAGCATTTATGGCTAACCCATTACCAGTTGAAGTGTTATAAATGTTTACATAATTTACAGCAGATGGCTCTGAAGTAAAGTTTAACTGGGCATTTCCACTGGCATCATTAATTCGAGCAATAATTGGTGTAGTTAAAGTAGGACTAACGGAGCCCGCAAAAGCACCTGTCCCGGTTTGTCCGGATAATGATGTACCAACTGCATTTATAGTAGTCACATTTCACCCTTATATAATAGTCAGGCCAAGGCTTTGTGGGCTTCCGCGTGTTGTCCAAGTCAGATTGGATGTAATACAAATTAGTTCTATAGAGTCGTATTGAGATGTGGAAGCTAAGCTCCCTAATGTGCCAACAGAAGTTGATACAGGAGATACCTTAATGCTTTGACCAGCACCTTGAGTTATTTGCCATCCGCCAGCACCTTCTCCAACTACGGCAATCACATCGCCAACATCTGAAACTACTGGTAGTGCTAATTGAATAAGACTTCCGCCATTGGCAATATAACCTTGTTCACCAATCATTTGATAAGGCGTCGTGGTTACTACAATCCAATCGAATTGATTGCTAGTTACTACTTGAACCCAGTCGGCTTGAATCGGATCGTAATACTCATAAACTTCTAAACTGGTATTAAGACGCAATCTGTAATACATGGACGCAGCAATGGCGGGTCTTTCGGCAGTCGTCCCAGGCGCTAGAAAAGTCCATGGATTGTTATAGTAAGCATTATAGTAAGGCGCAGATCCACCTAGACCAACTGTTATTTCATTGTTGGCAAGATCACCACCATTTGTGAACTCACTAAACTTGACGACATTCACCATGATTAAGTCCTTGGATTTGGAATCGCACGAGCAGTTACGCTACCATAAGCCACTGTGTCTGGTGATATTAATGATATCACATTACCCCCGAAGGCATAACGTTGCATTCCTGGAATCATGTACTCTTCGCGAGCTGTTTCAGGCGCAGTATCGCCAGCTGGAACTACGGGGGTAACTTGATATCCAATAAACACATTTGAGTTGCTGCTCACACCAAATGTAAGCACATACTTATTAACCTGAGTTCCAGGCAATGTAATTGTAGTTATTACATTTGCAGTCAAATGGAATGGGAAGCTAACTTCGGTAAATGCAATCGTTTTATCAAAACTACTAGTATATGAAGTAACCATGTCTAAACTCCTATTATTCGTATCGGATGAATTTTCTCACCAATGCTGTTTGCTGAACAATTGTAGATGCTGTTCCGCTACCTTGAGAGGCTACATCAATTGCTAAATTTTGGTTGGGTCCTGCAGAAGATCCATATAAAGATGCGGAACCACCTGGGGAACCTGAATTACTTCTTGCCGTACTTCCTGGATGAGTATGAGCAGGCATCTCAGCAATTGTAATAGCATGAGTAGAAGAACCACCTTTCAGACCAACTGCATTATTATTCGCCCCAAATAAAGTTCCCCCAGCTCCAGCAGTTACATAATCTGCTAGGTTAGGAGTATTAAATGTAGTAGAACCGTCTCCAGCACCCCAAGCAAAGAACCGAACAGATGAAGCCGCCGTCACTGTCGCAGCTGCTGACATTGTGATCGTTGTGCCAGTAATCCCTGATATAGTAGTTGCCGCTGGAATACCCGTTCCCTCAATAGCCATACCAATATGATATTGAGTGGATGAGATGACCGTGAATGTATTAACAGTAGATGTCAAACTCACAGTTTCAGTGGTAGTAAGCACATTAAATAGCAAACTAAACGTAGTTCGGCTAATCGCACTTCCATCACATAATGTGTAGTGATCTAATAATCCAAACCCACCAAAGTCAATAATCGTACCGACTGGCACAATCGGATAAGCCAAGTGGTAGAAATGATCAATCTGGCGCTCTATACTCTCTTGTTGATAAAGAACCTGGGCAATATCCTCGCCTTGTTGACCAATCAATTGCGCACTTGTCACTACAACTGTGTTATTCGATGTCCAATAGAACGATACCGAAGTAGCTGCTGAAGCTGGTGCTGATGTATTTGTTGAAACTGGCAACGCAGCCGCGCCGCCATATGAATTAGGAGCCGCATTAATAGATGCTTCTGTGAATATTGTTGTAGGTCCAGGCGCATCAGTACCGGTATAACTAATTACACCAGTTAATGGGGGTGCTGTTCCTGATGAGTTATAAGCACTAATTTGCAGTGCCACACCAGAAATATCATCTAATCCAGAAGCCCAGAGTGCGCCATTATCTTCAAATGTTTGCTGAATTCCTACGGTTTCCCAGCCAGAACTCATAATCTGAAGAGCGTATGATGGGTTAGTAGAGTCACCTGAATCACCCAAAACTTCTAACTGAGTTACCGAAATAGAGCCAGGGCCACTACCAGTAGTAACAATATCCCAACCAGGTGCGATATTAGTCAACGTATCAAGGGTCGATGTAAACGTTCCAGTGAAATTAACTTGGGAGAACTGTGGGTTAGTAATCTGGTTAGTTGTATTGTTAGCTGAATTAGTTGTTGGGCCACTTCCACCGCCTTCTCCAGGCATGTAGTTCTCAACCAAATAGGTCAATGTATCTGCTTGAGTTGGTCCATTGCGCCATTCTAGACGATAAACTGTATCTTCATCCCAATAAATATCAACAGGCATCGTACCATTAGCTAGTACTTCTATCGGATTGCTCCATGGAATAGATCCCGCAGAGTCATGGTAAACCGTTAATGGAAGATATGGGATCGTGTTCGAGAGCACGAATAAATAATACGAATCATCCATGGGATTGCCGACTAAATCAGGAATCCACCATATGGGATTTACGCCTCGTGTAAGACTCATCTACTCACGTCCTCATGTCGAGCAATTAGCTTATTCTATACTTTTTCATGAGTATCAGCTAATGCTTGTTTTTTATTCATCTCCTGTTATAATGGTCAACTACTTAACCAGGAGAACCTTTATGTTAATGCAATTTCTTATACTACTAATAATTTTCAAATTAGTAGATGATTCCTGTGCTACTTGAGTTCTCTCAATAGCTTTTTAACCTCATCATACCCCATAAGTCCCATGAGTCCCCACATGACTTTCTTAGCTGCTGGTGTATGTAATTTTAAGCCTGGATAGTCTTTAGCAAGTTTTGTCATGAACTCTTCATCACGCTGCAAGTTCTTCACAACAGTTTTTGGTCTCATCTTTCCCGCTTCAAACTGATGAATATCCTCTAAGCTGGTATAGGGAACCACTTCCTCTTTATATTTCTGAGCCAATTGATCATATTCTTTCCCCAATTTTGGATTGGCACCCATAGCCTGTTTAGAAAACATTGACTCTTTAATGCCTTTTCGTGCTTGTTGAACCGCTTTGAATGTCTTAATCTGTGAGGGCGTTAGTCCATTCTTTTTAGAAATGCTGTCAAGGTGACGTTCTAACGCTCCAAGTTCACTCTGTGCCCAATGCGCGTTCTCTACTGTTGGGTTTTCAATATAAGTTTGTAATGATTCATGAAACCTTGGCTCAGAGTGTTCAACAATATGATTTTCAGAGGCAGTCACTGACTTTGGTGGTTTCGCATGTGTTATCCCTGCTTCACCTGCTCTTTCAAATAATGAACTGTAATCTTTTGCTGCTGTAGCTTTTCTAGCGGCTTTCGTAGCTGAAATAGATTTGGTAATTCCCTTGGCTGTCACTGCTGGCAGTTTAGCGCCTACCATTTCAGGTCCAGCAAACAATGATCCTACAGTTCCAATATCTTTAAACAGTTGATCACCTGGTTGCTCTTCACCAAGCACAGCTTTCTCTAGTCCGGTGTCACCAATCTTAAGTTTATTAGCTAATCCCATTGTTTGTTTAAATACGGGAACGCCTTTTCCACCTAAATAAGTATTAATATTCAAAGGTAGGTTATAAAGTTGTTTCCCACCTTCCAATACACTAGACAAGATATTTTGGGCGGCACGGGGAGGTGTTTTAAATGGATGTTCCGCGAACTGTTTCCCAGCTTCTGAAAATTCATCAGGTAGTTTCATAGCCTTCTCGCCACCTGCCATCATCAGATTGCTAAGCATATCTACGAAGTCATCAGGAATGCTCCCAACTCCTTGTGGCTGTTCTTGCATCTGTTGTTCTGGCATGTCTTGCTGTGGCGCAGCACCTTTAATTCTATAGCCTCCGCCACCGCCAGCTGGCTGTGCCAAACCTTTGATTTTATATCCGGCCATTATTCTGCTCCTAGAGCCTTAGCTTGGGCATAAGTCATCGTTTCTTCACCGTTAGGTCCTTC